TGATCAAAGCGTTTTAGAAGCACTTGTTGGGTTTGACAGTCATTTAGATGATGCAATCGAATTAGTTCTTGATAAAGAAACAGAAGACGATTACACTGATGATGACGAGTATTTCGAAGACGAGGACTAATAATGTCTTGGTATGCTAAAGTCAGCAAAGATATAGCACACCTTCCAGACTGTTTAGATTATTTTTACAAAGAAAGCGAAACCGCAAGACGTGAGATAAAAATACACGGAAGTGTAGAACGAGCGTCTGCGGATTTGCCTGGAATTGTAGAACAAAGATTTAATCAGCTTCAGGAAATTGAAGCTGTACTTGAATACCTTAACATAGAGTTAAGACGAATTCGTTCTAAAACATTTAAAAAATATTTAGAAAATTACCAACGTGCTCTAAGCAGTAGAGATGTTGAAAAATATGTAGATGGTGAGGCAGATGTGGTTGATATGGAAAAAGTTATCAACGAATTTGCTATGCTACGTAATCAATGGTTGGGAATTATCAAAGGTTTGGACATTAAACAATGGCAACTTAGTAATATAATTAAATTACGAGTTGCTGGACTTGAGGATGTGACATTATAATGGTTTATATCGAAGATTTGATTGAAATGCTGGTGCTTAATGGAATTTCTATGAACAAATGGGACATGCAAGTTGTTTATGGTTTTAGAGAATCTATTCTACAAGATGTGGGATTTACAATTAAACAATCTGAATTAGCATTAAGAATTATTGATCGATATAAAACTAGTCTTAATAACCATTCAGATCAAGATGTTAAAAATTACATAGAAAATCCTAAATTTCGCTTACCTATCAGAAAATCCGTGAAAAATCGAACTGTAAAAATTTCTGAAAATACTAAAGGAAAAACGATTGATGTTGAATTTCCTTACAGTGATGAGCTAGTTAACAAAATTAGGCAATATCGAACCAACAGTAAACCACAATCAGATATACAATGGGATAAAGACAAACTTTCTTGGTGTTTTTCCCTAAATGAGCAAAATATTAAATTTATATTAGAAACATTTCAAAATGATTTGTTTGACTTTGATGAAGAATTTCAAAATTACGCAGATCAATATGAAGACATTATCAATAATTTAGAAAAATATATACCAGAATTAATACTAGATAACAAAATACCAAAAATTGCGAATCCTACCCCAGGAATGCCCGAAATTACTGAAACAGAATTGTTGCCTGCAATTTTTCAAGCTAGAAAATTTGGAGTTAATTATTGGAGTGAGGAAATTGATCGATATGTTTCTAGCGATGCAGTTGACTCAGTAACTGCTGAATTTCTAAGAAGCACAACTTCTATAAATCTTGAAAAAACTGACGAAAAATGCCTCGAAAATATCATAAAATATCTAAGTCCCTGTTTATTCATTATTCCTGGAGGAAGTGAATTTAGTAAAATTCAAGAAATTTATAACATAGTACATGCTAACAATATAGATGTTAAAAATGTTAGCGTTTTATTTAGATTACCTAATGAAACCAGCAAAAATTTCAACGATTTTGTTAAAAATCAGGGGCTAAATGCTCCAATTACAGAAGATACTAAAATTGTGTGTATCAGCAATAAACTGCCTAAGACAATTTTTAAAAGCAAAATTGAATTTAATAGTATAGTAAATTTTGGTTATGATAACGCACATTACAGTTTGAGAGAATTTGTAAAAAATCACGAAAATTTGGTATTTCGACGTCCCGGAAAGCAAATTAAATGAGCTCATGTAAAATCATTATCAAAGACGAAGTAAATGTCAAAATAGAAAACTTAGACTTAGATACACGTAAAGCATTAGTTAAAAAATTCAAATATGAAGACCCAAGTGCTCGATTCAGACCATCATATAAATTAGGTAGATGGGACGGATCTGTGAGTTTTTTTGGTCTTGGAGGAACAACCTATCTAAGTATGCTTCCGCAAGTATTAGAGTACTTGGAAAGTAAAAATTTCTATATTCAAGTAGAGGATTTGCGTACTCCAGTGGCCTTAGATTTTGAGAAAATTTCCGAGGATTTTTGGGGTGATCAAACATGGCCTGAGGGTCATCGCTTTGCAGGACAACCTATAAGGTTACGCACTGATCAAGTCGAAGTCATTAATAAATTTTTAGAAAATCCACAATGTATTCAAGAAATTGCAACTGGATTTGGTAAAACAATTACCACTGCAACTCTCAGCAAAATCTGTGAAAAATATGGTCGAACAATTACCATAGTTCCTAACAAAGGGCTTGTGGAACAAACTGAAGAAGATTTTGTCAACTGTAAATTAGACGTGGGTGTTTATTATGGAGATAGAAAAAATTTAGATAAGACACATACTATTTGCACTTGGCAATCATTAAATGTTTTAGATAGAAATAGCAAAAATTGGGATGAAGTTGCATCGGCAAAATTTGAAATGTTGTTGGAAAATGTACAGACAATTATGGTTGATGAAGTACATATGGCCAAAGCAGAAGTATTGAAAAATCTTTTAACACGCAACTTAGCACACGCACCAATACGCTGGGGATTGACTGGAACTATTCCCAAAGCAGAACATGAATTTCAAAGCATTAAAGCCAGTTTAGGTGAAGTAGTTAACCATGTGGCTGCACATGAATTGCAATCTGCAGGGGTACTAAGTAACTGTCATATTAATATTGTGCAAACTGCTGAGTGGAAAGAATTTGGTAGTTACGCAGAAGAATTAAAATATTTGGTAACAGATGATTTGCGTTTGTCATACGTTTGTAGTACAATAGAAGAGATAGCAAAAACCGGTAACACATTAGTATTAGTTGGAAGAATTGAATCAGGCAAAACAATGGTTGAAAAAATTCCAGACAGCGTTTTTATTAGTGGTGAAGTAAAAACAAAAGATAGAAAAACAGAATATGACGAAGTTAAAACCGTGGATAATAAGATTATTGTGGCAACTTATGGTGTGGCCGCTGTGGGTATTAATATTCCTAGGATTTTCAATTTGGTGCTTGTGGAACCCGGAAAGAGCTTTGTACGTGTTATACAATCAATTGGACGAGGCATTCGGAAAGCGGACGACAAGGACTTCGTCCAGATATGGGACATTACGGCCGCATCGAAATATGCCAAGAGGCATCTCACGGAGAGAAAACGTTTCTATAGAGAAGCCCAGTATCCATTCACAATACAAAAGGTAAAATATTAAATGCAGATTTTGACTCTAGATAATGAGGTGTTCTACCTTAACAACTTACCAGATGAAGTAGACGATGACATGAGATTTGCTGTACTAGATAATAGTGATAGCAGTAATCCAGATTATATGTTCATACCATTAATCTTTTTAGAAAGTTTTACAGGACCAGCAGTTGTACTAAAAATTGGTAAACATGAATTAACTATGCCATTGGATTGGTGTACTATTGTCGGTGATCCAGAAGGTCCAGATATGGAAGTATTACCATTAACCAGTTTAAATGATAGAGGATTCAAAACATTTTGTTTTAATCCACGCAGTAGTTTTAGACCAGAGTTTTTAGAAATAGATATCATTGATGTTTATCAGGACGTCAAATGGTATTTTCCAAAAATGCGTCCTGGACAATTATTATGTACTCCATTAGAATCTGGTCCAAAACCACAATGTGCTTATTTTGTAAAAGAAGTTAGTAGACAAAGTGAGCTTGTAGATTTTACTAGATGTTGGTAACATGAGCTGGTACCCAAGCACAGGTAGTATGAAACCAGGAGCATCATATGTCTACGAACAAGTAGATGGTATAACGTATGCTAGGGAACTTGGTGCAGACCCTAGCACTCGAAAAGTTATTGGATATACTGAAAATTTGGACAGACTTGGAAAAAATCAGGAATCAACTATTCTTGGAATCCCAACGAAAAAAGTAGTAGAAATGATTGATATATTCAATGCCGCCGAGCATAACCCTGCTTTACAAGAAGCATTAGATCGTGCTAAAGTATTGTATTACTTGAGTAAAGAAGATGGCAACAGCAAAACTTGATATTAAACGTGAACTAAATGCAGTAGATCAAAAGAACTATGATTTTTATGATAGTTTGACTGAAGAAGAACAAAAAGCATTTAGCCCATTTATTTTAATGCGTTATACTTCTAACGTAGATGAACGAATAGTTCAAGATGAATTTGTTGAACGTACTAACGAGTTTGTAAATAAAAACTTTTCAGTAATTTCTAAAAAACACAAGACATTGATGTGGAAGTTATATGCAGGAGTTGGTATTGGAATGAAGTGTTATCATCCATATCTTGCCGCAGGTAAAAAAGAAAAAACAAATAAAATTGGTAAACTTTTAGCTGAATTGCACCCTGCTATGAAGATGGACGAGATCAATATGTTGGCTAAAATGATGACCAAACAGGACTGTAAAAAATTATTTGATAGTCTAGGATTTGATACAAAACAAAGAAAGGCGTATGAATGAGTACCTTTAATTATAAACAAATAAAAACTTTAAATCTTAATTTTAATGACAAGCATTGGGATTCTACAACACACAATTTAGTGTTGTCTTATAATCCAAAAGCACAGTCATGTATTGCAATTAATGCAATACCAATTTATAATGATGAAGTAACTGATGTTACGGCAGCAAACACCATATTACAACAATTTAGACTTAACAAATGATAGCATTAGTCGCACAGCCGTACCTTTGTGTACATTGCAATAAGAGTTTTATGAAAGAAAAAACCCTGTATGCTCACATGTGCGAAAATAAAAGAAGGGCATTACAACAAAATGAAAAACGTGTTCAAGCAGGCTTTATGGCCTTCAACAGATTTTTTAGGCTTACGCAAAACGCTAAACGCGATAAGACTTATGACGATTTTTGCAAAAGTCCTTATTATAATGCTTTTGTTAAGTTTGGTAGTTTCATTAATAATATAAATCCACTATACCCAGATAAGTTTATTGATTATGTTATTAAAAGCGGTACTAAGTTAGACAAGTGGTGTACTGATAGTTTGTATGACAAGTATTTGTATGAAACTTTAAAAACAGAACCAGTTGAAGCCGCAGTACAACGTACACTACAAACTATGATGGAATGGGCTGATGAACAGTCAGCAGAGTTTTCACATTATTTTAATTATGTCAGTTTAAATCGTGCAGTACATGATATACTGAGTGGTAAAATTAGTTGTTGGGTAATACTTAATAGCACTACTGGCAAAACAATGATTCAGAAAATGAGTGACGAACAATTAGATTTGATTGCACCTGCTTTTGATGTACAGCATTGGGTCAAACATTTTAGGTCAGTTCCGGCTGATGTGGCGTTGGTAAAAGAAATATGTGATGAGGTTGGAATAAAATGATTAACCATGACCAATTTTGCAAATCTTTTGAAGCATCAATTGAAAAAAGTCATAAACAATATTACAAACATTCTTTTGATCCTACTAATTTAGATTTTACAAAAAGAACATCAGTTGACGTAGTTGCTATACATATGCCAAAAGAAAACTTGGGTAGATTATTGGGGTTTTTTGATCAGTCAGATTTAGATGAATTAATGCTGAGAATAGAACATCCTGCTGTTAAACAAGCATGGGAAAAGTATGTTACAATTTTAAATTTAGTGGGGCATAATAAAAGAGTATAATATGCCAGATATTGATTTAGATTTTTTAGATAGAACAGAAATTTTAGATGTTATAAAACATGTGCCTGCTTCCATGACTTCTAAAGATGGCACAGTTAAACGACATAACACAGGGGTTTATTGCCAACCTATTCCTGTTAATCCTATAACAGGCAACGCAAGTATTGATTACAAAACTGCTGAAGAGCGTGGATATTTTAAGATAGATTTCTTAAATGTCAGTGCATATAAAGGTGTTAGAAACGAAGAACATTTATTAGAATTATTAAACACGCAACCTGTTTGGGATCTATTAGGAGAACAAGAAGTTTGCGACCAACTGTTTCATATCAACGGGTATAGTAAACTATTACGTGCATTA